GCCTGACCATCAGCGGCTATGCACTCCACCCTTGCATCCGGGTGGCATCCACAATCGTCAAACTCACCGAGGACTACCTCGCCAACAGCCTCCGCTTCGAGCGATGCCAGCGCGATACGCGCCAGCTCGTTCAGGATTGCCACATCAGCGTGACCGAGGGTGTAACCAGCTTTCAAATCGGCAACTGCGTGCACGGCCTGTTTGTCGACGTTGCTCATTGGGCGGCCTCCTGCATGGCTGGGTCTGCTGGTAAAGTCATGTGCGGCACTTCAATCAGTTCTGCCCGAGCATCAGCCGTGTTCAGCGCCATCATTGCGATGATCCGCTTCTGCTCTGCATCCATTCGTAATGCTACTGTCTTGCCGTTTAGATTGAAGAACACCGCTACGTTTTTGATATCTTCGATTTTCATACCCCTACCCTCCCCCAAACCATCAATACCCGCTTCATAGTTGCGCTGTTCCGGCACTCCTGGCAGATCACGTTCGTGTCCGTCCGCTGAATTAACTTCGACTTGCCCTGCCTCATACCCGGTATCGTGTCAGGGGCGAAGCGCATGCCGTAGCTGGTCAGGCTGTACAGGCGCTGGCCGTATTTTCCTTCGCAGCTGATCAGCCCATCGGCCAGCAGCGTGCTCACCGTCCCGGATATCTTTTTGGTGTCCATGCCGATAAGCCCTGCCAGTTTGGCGTTGTTCAGCCCTGGGTTATTGCGCAGGGCTGCCAGCACCTGCTCACGGATTGTTATGGTCATTGCCTACCCTCCGGATCCCATATTCACGAACGATTGCGAGCGAGATTACGGCTATTTCCCAACTCGATTTGTAAAGTGCTTTTCGCTTTTCATCGGTATCAACGCGCTCTATCCAGGCTGCATCGCCTTTCGAATACTCGTTGATAACGACATAGTCATCGCTGCATGCTTTCACGCTGCCCCCTTGGAACGGTAAGAATCCCAGGTGAATGACAGCGTGCACCCGCCGCCGTCGCTCATGCGGTCAATAACACGCTCACTTACGAACGCCGCCAGTTCTTCTTTGGTCTGGTTGCTGATCAGGATGGTGGGCTTCATCCTTTCGTACCGGGTGTTGATGATTTCGAACATGATCAGCTTCTCGGCTTCGCTGCCGAACTGGACACCTACCTCATCGATGATCAACAGGTCCGGAGTGGTGAATTGCGAAATCACGTCGTTTTCGCAGCGCGTCGCTGTTTTCGACCACGTTGATTTGAACTCACGGGCAATCTTCAGCGCGGTGGTGAAAATCACCGGGCTCTGGTGGTTCTCAATGACGTAGCGGGCGATCGCCAGGGCAAGGTGGTTTTTCCCGGTTCCCGGCTTGCCGCACATCACCAGACCACCGCCCTGCTTCAGCCGCTCGGGCCACTTCGCGGCATACGCCTGACAAACCCGCAGCGCACGTTCTGACTCCTTGCCAACCGGCTGATAGTTTTCCAGCGTGCACGTCACAAAGCGCTCAGGGATTTCGAGCTGGCGCAGCAGGCGATCGATGTTCTGCTGGCGCGTGCGGTCTTCCCAGCGTTTTTTCTCGGCATACAGGAAGGTCAACTCATCGCGCAGGCAGCCCGGGCAGCGAGTCGGCGGTGACGGCAGCTTGATCAGGCTGCTGGTAAGAACGCGTTTACGCTGTTCGTACTCACCATGTTTCTCGCACAGCACCGTTTCGCAGACGGTCTCGCAGTTAGGAAGCTGCTCTGGAGCCCTGCCAAGTACTTCCAGCATTTTTTCGATAGCGTCGATTTTTTCGAGCAGCTCCATACTCAGTCCCTCGCCCATGATGGGATTTCAGTCTGGCCGTAGTCTTTGCCAGCGAAGTTCTCAGATACGCGAGTCTGATTGCGGACAGGCTGCTTAGCGCCTTTCGGCTCAAACAAACCCTGCCAGCCATTAGCAATGCTCTGGTTGATGATTTCTTCAGGCTGATATCCGCTGCACTTGCAACGCTCAAGCAGGTTGATGGCCTGGGTAACGGTCTGCTGAGACTTGATCGGTTTCTTCAGGTCACGACGATAATCGACCCAGGACTTCCAGACTGAAACTGACAGCCATTCAGGAAGGTCAACACCAGCCGGATCGAACGAAGCCGGTTTGGGGGATTTAGGGGGTTTATTAATATTGTCTTTATTGTCTTTTGTAATAGTGTCTTTTGTGTGTCCCCATTTTGGTGACAGGGCTGTCACTGTTTTGGTGACACTTTTTGTCACTACCATAGGGACATTGTCACTATTATGGTGACAGTCACTACCGTGGTGACATTTTGGCGCAGGTTTAGTACCTGGAATCACCCACTCGCTCAGGTTTTTGTTGGGCCCGATCAGCATGCCGTCGGACACCAAAACATTCATCGCAATGAGCTCGTTTTTGGCAGTGTTAACCTTCTGGCGAGGTAGTCTGGTCAGCTCAGAAAGTTGTGAGTCTGCTATGCGATCCATCTTCTTGTTGAACCCATAGGTTTTGCGGCAAACAGCATGAGCTACCTTGGCCTGATTTTTAGTCAGGTTCGCGCCGATAAGCTCCTCATACAACTCGTTTGCCAGACGGGTGTACCCATCGTCTGTATCGGCCACGCGTTGCTCCTGTATTCCCGAAACTACTGCGGGAAAGTTGAGAATTTCTGCGGTATTTGACATACTTACTCCCGTTACTTGGCGTAACACAGTGTGATAAGGGCCTTTGAAGTTACCGCTTCAAGGGCTTTTTCTTTTCTGGTGCCTCTCACATAACCCCCAGCATCGACGTGACCATCGTCATCAGCGGCCCCACCTGCTCCGGCATGAGGCGGAACAGCGACGCTATACCCTCGCTTACCTCTTTCAGCTTCTGATGCTCTGGTGCGTCCAGCAGCACGGCCTGCTTAGCTTCGGCACACTCTTTCATCGCAGAGGCGATCAGCGACATCGTGTCGTTCTGCGGCGCCAGGCGGTTGCGGTACTCCAGCGGCAATACGGACATGATTGCCGGTGCCAGCTGGCGAATGTTGTTGGCAGCATATTCGGTGTCGCCGTCGATCCAGCGGAACACCTTCTGCATCTGGCGGTGAGAGTCGGTCGGGATATCCAGACCGGTGCCGCCTGTTACCCGCCACTCTTCAACAATCAGCGCCGCGACAAATTCACGGCTGCGGCAGTCAGCTGCCCAGGCGCGAACAGCTGCGCGGATCCCATCGATGTTTAACGCCCTGGAATCAGGTTCCCGGCGATTCTGGTAAATCATCGCCGTTGGCGAAAATTTGTTACCTTGTTGATACGCAAGTGAATGCATTGCTTTCCCTTTCGTGGTTAGGGCCGCCGTTAAGCGGCATGGTTCTCTGGGTGTGGAAACAGGTCGGGAAGATCAGGTCGAATTTCGTGTGCCTTAATCTCGCCACCAGTAGCGTTTACGATGGCTGTTACTTTTTCCGGAGATACGGAACCACCGTTAAGCCACTTGTGAACCGCTGGCTGGCTAACGCCGCAAATATCTGCGAGTCGCTTCTGGCTGCCAACGATTTCTAAAGCTCGTTGAATAACTTTGTTCATGGATTTTACCTATCCGATTACTGGATTAATGAAAAGATAACCCAAGTTATGGGTATTGTCCATAACCTTTGTTATTTTACTCTACATAACCTCGGTTATATATTGATAAGATGAAAACATTTGCAGAACGACTGAACGCGGCTATGTCGGCCGCTGACATATCTCAAGGACAGTTGGCTGATAAAGTCGGTATATCCCAGCCTGCAATTCAAAAGATGACGTCAGGTAAAACGAGCGGCAGCCGTAAGATGGTCGAGCTAGCTCATGCTCTGGGTGTAAGGCCGGAATGGCTTAGTTCTGGAGTGGGGGAAATGCGGATTGATGGTAATGTGCCATCGGCGGCCCAACCGGTCTCGGAAACAATTGATGTCTTTCGGGTTGATGTTTTAGACCTGAAAGTAAGCGCTGGTCCGGGGTCTTTTATGATTTCTGAATTTGTTGAGGTCCTGCATGCTATTGAGTTCACAACTGAGCATGCCAGATCTCTTTTCGGGAACCGCACTCAAAATGATGTGAAGGTGATGACCGTAGACGGTGACAGCATGTGCCCAACGATTCAGTCGGGAGATCGCCTGTTCTTTGACGTTTCGGTGAGGAACTTCAAGGTTGACGGAGTATACGCATTTGTCTTCGGGCAGCACTTCCATGTCAAGCGCCTGCAGATGCAGGGCCTGCAGTTAGCCGTGCTTTCAGATAATCCGGCTTACAAAGATTGGTATGTGACAGAAGAAAATCAGGACCAGCTATACATCATGGGTAAAGCGCTTATTCACGAATCGATAGCTTACAACAAACTGTAGCAGTGGCCGGAAGAGACTTTTGGTTAGAGACGAAGCTGCGGCTGGTGAGATAGGAAAGGTGTTCTGGTCGACGCATAGCTGGTAGCGGCCTGAAGAGACGTTTGGGTAGCATACAGATCTATCGTGCTATCATTTTTTAATCATTAGCACGATATGCTATCCAGTTTGCAGTGACGTAAACCGATATTACATTTAAGATAGACGTTATGGTTAACTCAGTGTATTTTAATAACTGGTTATCCATACAGTATCTCTGAAAGCTTTCACTTTTGGAGAAGATTTTTGTCGTTATAATTTTGTTAAAGGGGGCATGTGATGGCTTACTCAACAATTGCAGTAGCTAATGCCTTTATTGAAAGAGCTAAAGGGGCTAAGATCACTGATCTTACGCCTATGAAGCTTCAAAAACTGGTATTTTTTGCTCAGTCGTGGAGCTTGAAAATATTAGATAAGCCTTTAGTGGAAGATTTTTTTGCTAAGTGGACTTATGGTCCTGTACAACCTCAGCTGTACCATGCTGTAAAGGACTATCAAAATCACCATATCTCTACCTTAATAAGTACGCTTGAATTCACAGAAGATGGTGGTTTCCAAACAGTTACACCAGAGTTTGTCGATGAGGTAGGGGATTTCCGCTGCATTATTGATAATATAATTACTGTATATGGTCATATGACAGCTGCTAATTTATCCCGCCTTACTCACCTTCCTGGCTCAGCTTGGGCCAAAGCTGGTGATGAACAGGCTGTTTTGGACAACAAGCTGTTGAAAGAATGCATTGTAATTGAAGAGGGTCGATTTATGTCTCAGGCTGAGTTCCCCTTCAACTTTGAACTAGATCGTATGCAAAAAATGGTGTCTGGGGACTTTGTGACTGTGCCTGATGGCCTTGAAACCCTTGACGATTTTGATGACTGGCTTAGGAAGGTGTCACAAAGTTGAAAGTGGATGTGGGAGTTCTATTTGCGAAAGAGGTCTTAAACTTTCCTGCTGATGACAGGAAAAAAATTAAGGCGTTCATAGATCATCTTAAAGCCAACGGCTTTAATGCCCTTGAAGGAAGAAACAAATCTTCTGACAGCGTATCCAAAGATGATCGAGACTTCGTAAATAAAGTGAAGGTGGCGCTACAGTATAAACTCTGGCATTACCATATCGGGATTGATGCTTACGATATGACTAAGCCATTTGGAGATAGAACGTCTGAGTATGTTCTTCACTATATGAATGAGCTTACTCCAGGCGAGATCAAGATAGTTGATTTTTCGTCTCACCCACCTTTCAGGCCCCCCACTCCTCCTTACCTTATCTAGCCGTTATCTATAACCCGGCCACCGCGCCGGGTTTTTTATTGCCCACCCATAAAGCTATCCCCCATTCTGCCGATAACTATTCAGCCTGAAGCTGATAACAATAACTATCGCAACACTACCTGCCCGCCCGTGCGGGCTTTTTTATTGCCCTTTCCGCACTATCTCAGCTGCATCCCTGTTCACACCCTTGCCTATCACGTTTCCTGTTTCCTTCCGGTACTGCTCCAGCTTGTCGATGATGTTTTGCTGGGTCATGGGTAAATCAGCCAGTGACAATTCCATCACCGCCCGCCCCATCGCCTGAATTTTCATGCTTATACGCTCTTCATCCAGAACCATGCACATCCCTCCTGCTGTTTTTTTAAGCATAGCACTCATGATTTACAAAAATAAATTCATTTAGTTATCATTAATTTATAACTTATGTGATTGATATTATAAATTAGGTTATTGCCATCACTCACAACTAAGGTTATCTTTAACCCATCGAAACGAAACATCGACAGCTGAGGGAAGTTAGCCAGCGGCGAAGTGGAGATTCGGTCAGTCGAACGGCGCGACAGTAAACCATGCGTCGGACGCCCGGCGGGCTCAGGGAGAGCGGCAATGGTGCGTAACTGGAATGTTTTGGGGTGTGGTGGGCAGCTGATTCGTGATGCTCGCGGATCAATCCGGTCCACGAATCCACCACACCGGCCAAAGAATTTCTCCCGCATCAGCGGGTAACGACAGAGGGTAAGAGCATGACATACCAAGAAGCGCGAAAAATTGTGATTGCTGCTCAGAATGAGGTTGTAAGACTTATTGATCGCCTGTGCAACATGCATCGCCACTGGATTGACAACGGCCTCTGCGATTCAGTGGCTTCATTAATTAAGCAGCATGAAGCTGCTGTTGAAAAATGGAATGAAGCGAAGTTCGTTATGAACTCACTTTCTCCGCAGTAATAGACCCGCTCTGGCGGGTTTTTTCATACCTCAGTCGCTTCACCGAGGCGGCTTAGTTATGACAACCGGCGGCCATCCACCGCCCATTGAAACACTGAATAAATGCGTTGAAGTCTTGTATTAACCGTTCCGTTCGCCGCGATAAGGCCAAGAGGATTTATGAGTGACTTGGAGTTTGGCTTAAAGATATACGCCTTATGGTTTGTCGGGATGTTTCTGCTCGGCATAGCAATCAA